CTGTTTTCAACCTTGAAGCAGAGATGCAAGAAGAGTTCGCAACACAGCTTGCAAAGAATGAAGGCACAGCCTTTGTTTCTGGTAGTTCTGTGGGTCAGCCAGAAGGTTTGTTGACTAACGGTGATGTTGGAGAAACAGTATCTGGTAACGCAAACACATTGCTTGGTGATGGTTTGATTGACCTTGTTCATGCGGTGAAAACACCATATGGCACAGGCGCATCATTCGTCTTCAACCGCACAACCTTGGCTGCAATTCGCAAGCTAAAGGATACAGCGGGTCAGTATGTGCTCCAAGCTGGTATGATGCTCACCGCTGGTGTGCCAAATACCATTTTGGGCTATCCATATATTGAGATGCCAGATATGCCTGATGTTTCGGCTAATGCGTTTCCAGTAGCTTTTGGTGATTTCTCACGCGGTTACATGATTGTTGATAGGGTTAACCTTTCAATCTTGCGTGACCCATTCACACAGGCATCAACTGGTAGCGTTAGGTATTACTGTCGTTCACGAGTTGGTGGACAAGTTGTCCTAGCTGAAGCTCTGCGTAAGCAGAAAATCTCAACATAAGGGAGAGTTGATATGAAAGACCTTTCAAATAGCATCTCAACAGCCCTTTCACACAAAGTGGCTGTAACAACCGCTGCATCAAACGGCACAGGCGTTGACCTTCAAGGTTATGAAGGCGCAACAGTTGTTGTCACCATTGGTGCAGAGGGTGATACACTTTCTGGTTCAGTCTTATTTTCAATAGGGCTGGAGCATAGCGATGATAACTCAACATTCACAGATTGCGCTCAAGCAGACATCGTTGATGGCACTATTGCCTCTGATGGTGTTTTCTTGACCATTGATGGAACAGGAACTGCTGGTACAGGCGGCAACCCTGATTCAACAGGCGCAACCTATCGTGTTGGGTATATCGGTGGAAAGCGGTACATCCGCACCACTATCGCCAAGACAGGCACACACTCTACTGGTACACCGTTGGGAACAACAGTTATCAAGAGTCATGCTCGTCATACTGGCGATAATGCCTTTACACCGCACAACGTGTAAAAAGATGGGGGCAAGGTCTAGGCATCAACTAACCTTGCTCCCTACTTTCTGGAGGGCTAGATGGCTGTAAAGATGATTATAGAAGCGGTTGGGGTTGCAAACCGCCTTGGGTCACAAACCAGAACATATGAAGCTGGCGAGGAATTGTCAGGCAACGAAGATTGGGAAAAGGCTCGTAACGCCAATTTTATTGACCGTGGGCTTGCTCAAGAAACAAAAGTGGTAAAACCTAGCGAAACAAAGGCAGCCGCCCCTGAGAGGGCTAGAAACGCTGATGGCACACTTATTGGTGACGATAAAAGCACCCCAGATACAAATGAGGCTTGGGTAGGCGGCAAAGCACCTAAGAAAGCTAAAACTAACGGTTAAGCATTGGGGGCATCATGAGCCGTGGAATAACCAATGCGTTAAACACCGTATTCACATCATCACATATCAGGCCGTTTGTTGCGGTTGACCTAGCCTTTTCTGGCGCAAATGTCAGAGTTTGGACAGGGCTGGGCAATATTACCTTTGCTAGTACAACCTTTGTCGGTACTGGTGAAATCTTGGGTATATCGCCAGTAACAGAAAGTGGCGCAGTTCAAGCCAATGGTCTTAATGTGAATTTCAATGGCTTAGATTCAGCATTGGTTGCAACCGCCCTTACTGAAAATTATCAAGGCAGAAGCGCAAAGGTCTATATAGGCAGTATCACAGATGCCTATGCAGTTGTTGCTGACCCATATCTTTTATTCAGTGGTCGCATGGACACCATGAATATATCAGATGATGGAGAGAGAGCTAACATTCAAGTCTCATGCGAAAGCCGTTTAGTTGATTTAAACAGGGCAAAGGTAAGGCGGTACACACAGGTTGACCAGCAAACAGAGTTTGCGGGTGATAAGGGTTTAGACTTTATATCTAGCCTTCAAGAGAAATCCATTAGATGGAGTGCTAAGTAATGGGTTTCTTTAAGTCATTTTTTAAAGCGTTAACAGATATTACAACTATTATTGCTGCGGTTGCCGTTGTGGTAATTGCTGGTCCTATAGCTGGCATGGGATACCTTGCAAGCATAGCTGTCTATGCCGCTGCAAGTGCTGCGCTATCAGCGTTATCACCCCAACCAGAAATGCCCAACATGGGTGGGTATGGTGATTATGTTAGTGAGGCTTCATCCCGCACACAGATGATTAAACAGCCAGCGCAACCTCGCAGGGTCGCATATGGCAAGGTTCGCGTATCTGGTGTGTTGTCTTTTGTAGAAACAATTGATTCAGATAGTCAGTTGCATTTAATTATTTCGCTAGTTACACACGAGATAAATAGTTTTGTCAGTTTCAGGATTGACGAAGATACAGTCNNGTCACCATGAAAAACAATAGTGTTACTGGACCATCAAGATTTACAGGTTCAAGTGGTGCGCTTGTAGAGATTAATTCGCATAATGGCGCAGATGACCAAGTAGCAGACACTCTATTAACGCAACGAGTAAAAGCATGGACAACTGACCATAGATTGCGTGGTATTGCGTATTTGTATTGTCGGTTAATTTTTGATGCTGAAGCTTTCCCGCAGGGGTTGCCAAATATATCAGCCGTAATTGAGGNNGTCTTTGACCCACGCGATTCAAGCACAGCGTACTCAAACAATGCGGCTCTTTGCATTAGAGATTTTCTAACCAACGCCAGATATGGGCTTGCCTGTAGCGCAGATGAAATAGACGACACATCGTTTATTGCGGCGGCAAACACTTGTGATGAGAATGTAACATTAGCTGATGGCACTACGCAAAAGAGGTACACCCTCAACGGTACATTCCAAACAAACAGCGCACCCAAAAAGATTATTGAGAATATGCTCACATCATGTGGCGGCATATTAACTTACACCAACGGCAAGTTTCGCTTGCTGGTTGCAGAATACAGAACTCCAGCTATCACTCTCACTCAAGATGATTTTCACGGACCAATACAACTGGCGGCAACCCAAAGCCAGATGGAAAACTATAATTCAGTTAAAGGGGTTTATTCACCAGAATCAAATGGCTTCATTCCAACTGATTACCCAAACATTACATCAAACACCTTTATTTCTGAGGACAATGGCGAGACAAGATATTTAGATTATGACTTGCCATATACAACAAACTCACCCCGCGCACAGCGTCTTGCTAAGATAGTTCTTTATAGAAATAGGCAACAGGTGGTTCTGCAATGCCAACTTTCAATGAAGGGTTTTAACTTAGCAATTGGCGATACCTGTTATGTCACGCTGCCAAGATATGGCTTTAGCAGTAAGGTTTTTGAAGTTGCTGAATGGAACATTGCTGTTGTGGGCGGCATGAATCTAGGGGTTGATGTTACGTTAAGGGAAACTAACAGCGCGGTATATGATTGGAACGCGGAAGAAACAGACTTCCAAGAAGATAATTCAACGCTTCCAGACCCATTTATTATCCCTGCGCCAGTAGTAACCGCAACAGACATTGTTCAAACATTCCAGCAAGGGGCGATTACAACCCTGCAAATAAACGTAAGCTCACCAAGCGTTTATGCAAATCAATTTGAGGTTGAGGCTAGGGTAAAGGGAGACGCCACATTTACCGCATTAGGCACTCAAAAAGCTGGAATATACGAACTGGTTAATGTTGAAGATAATACAACATATGAAATTCGCGCTAGGTCAATAAGCACATTTCAAACAAAATCAGGCTACACGACTATAGAACACACAATTGCTGGGAAGGCTGGTACTGCGCCATCTAATGTTGCTGATTTCACGCTAGACTATCTGGGGTCAAATGCGCTTCTTACATGGACACCAGTTACAGATGCAGATTTATCCCACTATGTAATACGCCACCAAGGGGTTACTAGCGGGGGTGACTTTTCAAGTGGCATAACCATAGCTCAAAAGGTATCAAGGCCAGCTAACAGCGTTATAGTGCCAGCCCTAGAGGGTACATATTTCTGCGTGGCGGTTGATAAGTACGGTAACAATTCAGCCGTGGCCGCCCAGACCATAGGAATTATTGATGAAGCTCCTGTTTCAGCTAATTTCAAAGTGGTTGCAACAAATACACAAAACCCATCATTTGCAGGGGTTAAAACTAATGTAATCAAACCATCAGATGAGGATGTGCTTGTTCTTGAGACAACTATTTTATTTGACAGCGGCTCTGGTTTGTTTGATGACGCTGATGGATTATTTGATGGCGGTGTAGATGGTGTTGTCGCAACAGAAGGTTTTTATGATTTTGATAGCGTGGTTGATTTAACAGCCAAGCAAACCTCTAGGGTGTCTTTCAATATTACGCAAACACGCCGCCAGTATGATGTAGTCAAGCCAGCCTCGCAGGGAACAACGGATTGTGAATTGCAAATAGCCACCACAGATGATGACCCAGCGAGTGGGTCAGCTACGTTCAGTGCGTTCTCAAGGGTGGTGGCTGGTGATTATTCGGCAAGAGGGTTTAAGTTTAGATTGAAGATGAACACAATAGACATTGATGACACGCCTGTTGTTTCTGCTTTACAGGTTAATCTATCTTTGGAAAAGCGCACAGAATCACAGGGGAATATATCTAGCGGCACATCAGGAAGCGGCAAGGTTATAACATTCCCTACAGCATTTGGCTCTATTGATGGTATAACAATCATGGGGCAAAATATGAATAGCGGTGAGTTCTATCAAGTAACCAACAAGACAACCACAGGGTTTACTATCACATTCAAGGAATCAAGTGGCAACATTGTGGACAGAACATTTGATTATGTGGCGCAAGGCCACGGCAAGATAAGCGCATAGGAGCAAGCATGGCACAACATGATTACAACATAGCTAACCAGACATTTCCCGCCACTAGAACGGATATAAATGCGGCTTTAGCGGCTATTGCATCTTTGAACTCTGGGGCTAATCAACCATCAACAGCCTATGCTTATGAGCTATGGTATGATACAACTACAGATATATTGAAAATAAGGGATTCATCAAATGGTGTTTGGATTGACCTTTTCACATTTAACCAGAGTACGAATACTGTGACAGCGGTTGCGGGTGCGGAAGACCCAACAGCAATAGCCATTGCGCTAGGATAAGGAGAGAAAAATGGCAGATGACGCTTTAGTATCGCTATCAGTTACAGCATTGCCTGATGAGATAGCACAAACATTCTCTGGCAACCTCAGTGTTGCTCCAGCGGATGCAAATGATAAGTGGTATTACAAACTCACCACAATCTCAACGACCAGTGGTGATTTGATAGCTGGCAGTTTTACAGATTACACAGCAGNNTGGCTCATTTCTGGATTATACAGCGGTTGCAGCGGGAACAGCCCCAACAGCCATCACAACCAGTGACAAAGTAAAGTTTCTAATGATACAGAACCAAAGCACCGCAGATGGCATTGTTATTTGTCTGGATGGTGGCACAGCCGCTTATGACC